CTCCAGAGAAGTTTAGGTTTGTTATTGAATGTAAGAAAGGATACAATAGCGAAGGAATAAGTGAATTACTAAATCCTAAGTCTAATACTTTAAGTATGATAGCCCAAGCATCCAGAGATTCTGTAAGAGCAAATAAGAAGTTTTTACTAATCGTGGGTCAGGACAGGAAGGACCCTATAGTCTTCACCAACGATAAGCCTACATTGGTGTACCAGACTACTTCTCCGTTTCTGCTTTTTGAGGGGTATGTAGAGAATGAGAGGATCTACATACTAAGACTCTCAAGTCTTCTAAACTCTCCAGTTGGGCACTTTTTCCAGTAGAGACTTAAGCTTGAATATTAGTCCTCTCATTTCCACGATCTCTTCTTGAGTTTCGTCATTCTTAGAGTAAGATTCCATTACTCCCCTACTTACTTCAACAATGTAACTGGATGAATACCCATTAGTCTTTTTCACTTTCTTCTTCGTAACGGGGTCCCATACCTCAACCTTATTAGACCTTACGGAGCTTTTCATGGTTATAGTCATGGGAGGATTACTTGGAGGATTCTTCGTAAGCTTAACTTGACCAGAATCAGTCATATCAAGACTCCAGGCTTTATCCTTATTTTTGATTGATGCCCAAGCGTCACGCAAAGGATCATTTTGCTTAAAAATAAAGTTATCCTTATCTTTTAATCCTCGGTAGTCACAAATAAGATTATTATCATCGGACCCCCCAGCGTGAAACATTTTATACGCTAGGAATCTTTGTGCATTTTCTTTTACACTAGGATCCCTATGATTCAAATCCTTCTGTAGTTTTCTAGTTTGAAGCCTGTCATTTAAATGAATTTGTATTCTTTCATACGCTGCTTTTGTTTCTTCAGGAGTAGAAAGAGTACCTTTGATTACTTTAGCTGCGGATTGAAGGATATTGTCCCCCTCTTTCCCCAGTATAGTTCTAAAGCCCTCCTTTTTAAATGTGTCTAAAATGGCAGTCGCAATAACTTCACCATTATCAACTTTAACCTTTTTCCCTCCTACTTTAACTTCTGCATCTTTAGGGGTTGCAAATATGACCCCTCCTATTTTAAATAGTTTTTCTGAGTATGCTTGCAAATCTTTAAATTGGGTTTCATCAATGCCTAAGTTATCATTAATCGTATCAATAAATTTATCGTTGGTTGGGTCAGGCCCTAAGCTATTACCCTTCTTATCTGTAAGGTTGGCAAGGAGATCTCTAAACGTGCTATACCTGCCTCCACCGAATTTAGCCGGATGATCAGAGGCTAAACTAAGGTAATTCTTTAAGCTTACTTTGAGCGTAAACACTTTTTGATTCTCTTTAAATACGCCGTCTTTAAGCAATGCTTTCTTAATATCCTTATCTTTCGAAGAAAAGAAGTCTTCAAACTTACCAGCTACGGGACTTACTCCTATAAGTCCAGACCTAGCAGCAGCAGCTTCAGCCTCCTCCTTCGTATTATAAAACTCAAGTATGTCCTGCCTTTTGCCTTTACCAACCTGATCCCCTACGGGCAAGGATAGCTTAGGGTTCCTTCGTGATGTACTTTGAGTTGACATGCTAGCAAGTAGAATCCTGCCCTCTTCACCGTCCTGTAAAACTGCTGCTAAGTTTAAAAGTTCTTGTTTATCCTCTGGATCCATTGCGGTGAGTTCTGCTTTGTTAAGCCAAACTTTCTCTACTTCTTCCTTTAGTTTAGAAAACTCATCTATTAGATCCGCAGTTTTTTTCTTTACAAGAGCCTCTACTGCTCCACCTTTTAACCTTCCAAATGCTAAACTTTTAATTAACTCAAATATTTCAAACCCTATCCCTCTAATATTATTAGAGCTTCCTGCGCCACCCGTAACTGGCGCGGTCACTCTAGTCGAAGCGACTTCAGAACCACAGATATCTGCTGCTTGTGAGAGAAGGTCATTCAAAAAAGATCCTGTTGCTTTAGATGTAGGAAAAGCTAAAGCAGCGGATTTATCAGGGTCCCCTTTAGGGGCGACTACAATGTCAGCATTTTGTGACTTGGAAAAGTTTCTAACTGTCTCATTATTTTCGTCACATTCTCCCTTAGCAATTATATCCACTAAGTCTCTAAGCGTGTCACTAATACGAGACAGTTGGTCATCACCTAAGGCGTAGTCTACAGTTTCATAAGTATCGTCCACCAAGGATAAAGAGAACTTAGGAGATGTTAATTGTTTATGGAGGGATTGATGTCTTGCACCTAAGAAATAAGTCCTAAACTCGTTCACATTATCAGAATATTTCGCACGCTTAAGATGATCAGGTAATTTATCCCAAATATTTTGAATCTGTAAGCCGATATGATCAAAGTCTGTTCTTACCTTAGCCTTGGTAGTTTCTTTGGAGAAGGTTCCGTCAAGCATCGATGCCCTGAGTTCTTCTTCAGTGAGAGGAAGCTGCCAGGGAAGCTCCTCCTCTTGTGTTTCAGTTTTTGCCTGCTTGTTAGTATGCTTTGCCTTAGAGGTCTTACCAGCCAAAGACCCAATAAATTGTTTAAATGCTTTATCTGACTCGTTGCGATTAGGGTCAGGGATGAAAGTTTGACCATTCCATATAGCGGCACCAAATCCTTTCGAAGCTACCTTTGACTGTGCATTAAACGAGAATCCGTATACCTTCCCCTTAGGGTTACTTTCCAACGTAGGCCAGATCGTACTCTTCCAATAATCAACTGCTTTCCCAACTCTATCCTGAAATTCACCTTCAGACTCCTCTTGATCTCCCTCCAATAGCTTAAGATGGCGACCGTAGTGCTCGCTATATGCCTCTAAAAATGCCTTGAAGTAATCCATACTCTTATTATAGGCTTGTAGCCCTTACCTTTTATTTAGGTTAAGGGCTACACATCTAGGCTACTTAGGGCTTGGGTTTAGGGGTGTCATTAAGATCTCTTGTATCCAAGGAAGTCGTAACGGAAAGTCACTTCTACCGTAGAGAAATCATTCGTTGAGTAGTTTTTCTCTGAAAAGCTAATTCCTTTAGGGTATACACCATATAGTTCAATAGTTGCAAATGGTTCGTTCGAATTATCAAGTTCCATTATGCGGAGAAGGTCAGCTTTAAGACCAGCACCCCCAGGGTTTGCTGGGGGGGACAAAGCCGCTACTTCACCTGTGACAGGATCGTAGGTTCGTGTGAACCATGTCCAAAGATCGGGAGTAGTTTGTGTAAGTAATTGATTATCAAAAGTTATAGTTACCGTTTCAGGAGTAAACTTTCCTGGGTAGAACATCTTGTCGTTGACTCGATCTACTACGATTTCGTCCGTTGCCGCTGCAATCGGAGAAACCTGTTTTGCAGCAGTCGTAAGGGAGTCCGTTGCTATACCAGGAATCCCTTCAAATCTGCATTCAAACTGATACGTTCTTACAGAATCTAACTGAGTAGATACCTGCGGCAATCCGCCGTTCTGAGGATCAAATGTTCTAGTAGGTGTGTAAAGTGATGTCATAATTATTATCCGTTAATTGTTGCTGATTGACTCGTAAGGTTTACTTCAAAGACAATCGTCTCAGCAGCCTTCGTAGGTTTGATTGTTACGGAACACCATAACTCATTTCTATCCACCCTCAGGGGAGTGTTCGTTGAAGAGTCACACTGGACTGAGCCAGCAACAATTGCTCTTCTTGCCTTAAGGTCACTTAAGAAAGGTCTAATTGCCGCTTCAACTTTTTCCCATGAGAACACATCATTAGGTTCGAATTGGAATGGTTTGCCTAACTGAAGCAGTGTTTTCCTAACAAAGATCATCAACCTTCTGACGTTTACTCTATCAAGAGCAGTCGGAAGTCTTTGAGTGGTCTTCTGACCGAAAATGGTAATACCCGTTTGAGGTTCTTTAGTGATTGGGTTTACAGCGTTCGAGTATAAGGTGTTTCTATCCCCTTGGTTGAGAGTAACCTCGGTATCCGAAGGCTTGGTCAAGCGACCTCTTCTGAAGCCAGCAGGCGCGAACCAAGGCTCTGAAATGCTATCCGTGAAGACACACTGTCTGGCAGCGAAGATCGCAGGGTCATACCACTCTTCAGCACCAGCGAAGGCGTTGAATACTTGGACCCAAGGCCAGTAAGCAGCAGCGTAAGAAGAGTTTAGGGCAGCGGTTCTAGTACCTTTACCATTTAGCCAGTCCACAGCATCTTGGGTATTACCCACAGCATATGGAGGGGCGACAAGTGCTAAGAAGTTCTTTGAAGATTCTCCAAGAGTGATCAAGGCATTTTGAACGTCTTGATCACTAATACCAGGAATGGTCGCAATGGAAATATTTAGGAAGTCATCGTCAAGGGCATACAAACCTGTCTTGGTTGCAGGAGTCCCTATCAGTGCCGTTCTGTCTCCTGATCCATCCTCTGTAGTACCGTAGCCACTGTTACCACCAGTAAAACTATGGGTCCCCTCAACGGGCTTAACAAATCTTGGAGTGGCTGTATCTAAAGCAAGTTCTCCATTGAAGCTAGTAGCCACGGATAGTTTTTCTCCGAACTGATCAGGAACGCCTTCGTAGGACACTCCTCCTGACACTACATCAGTGTAGATGTATTCCGACTTGTTATTCAACTTATCATTAACTAACAAGAACTCCACTGAGTTTGCAGCAGTCGGAGAAAGAACAACTTGGAATTGCTCGACTTGAGCACCTTCACTGTTTACTGTTAGTGAGTCCTCTACTGATAAGTTATTTATTTCAACAGAAACACCTTGGGTGCTTCCATCCCTAAGCTTACTAAGGTTATACCCAGTGCCAGGATTAACAGCTTCTGCTAGCAAAGTAATAGCCGAAGATTGGAAACCTGTTGCCGTAACCCCGGCACCCCTAGTAGTCGATCCGTTACCCGAAACGTCTATAGTCTGAACAAAAGAAAGCGTAGCATTATTATACCCGACAGCACTCACAAGAAGAGCAGCACCCGAACCAGCATACTTTGATGCTAAGAATTGGTTGCCAGCATCATCCACATAAGCGAAAATAGGTTGGTCTCCAACCATAGCAGGATTAAAAGAATTGTAAAGAATTGATTTCTTTGTTGGGTAAGTTGTAGACGAAGCTGGGACAGCAACCGTTCCGCTTATCTTGAAGTTTCCACTATTGTCAGATACGCTGTAATAGATGGAGGATGATTCTGAAATGTCCCATGCTGCACCCGAAAGTTGAACTGAAGGGCAGGCTCCAAGGGGTATACTCCCAGAAGCATTTGCCGCGCTTGTAGAAGCCGCTCTGACGTAGTAAAGTTGGTTGGTAGCTTCAAGAATTTCTAGAGCACCTTCAAGACCTTGACCCGGCATTGCAGTGGCTGGCTTACCGAACAACCTTAAGAGGTTTTGCTGACTAGTAACTAGAGTAGGTTTGTCTACCGGACCTTTATCTGCGAAACCAACAATACCTACAACGCTGGAGTTAACATTGGGGGTGTATACTGAAACGTCATTTTCAATGACTACAACGGAAGGACTAGTGGGTAATGCCATGGTTATATGCTCTTATTTATTTCGCTTTTTGTTTCTTACCGGGGGTTCAGGCTTATAAAATATACTGGGAGACTTATCTTCCACATATCTTATCGTAGCCATTCTCCTTCTAACTAAATTTTCAGCGATTGAACTACTCCAACTATCAGGGGTCTCGATTGAAGACTTAGGAGCTAAAAATATATCTTTATTTCCCTCTGGAGTAGTGAAGGAAATATAAAATCCTTGTAAACTTGTGTTTTTTACGATTCTCATATAAATAGCTCCTACCTTATTTACGTCTAATCCTTGATAATTTTTGTTAAATTGTCAGTGAACGATTCTCTGACTTCAAGTATATTCTTTGTGTCCTTAGGAATAACAATCTCATGGTGGAAGGATACAATTTCCCCCGTGTTAGTTACTGTGAACTTTGGGCTTGGTATATAGGTTTCTAAAGTTACCGTGATGGATTTCTGTAGGATCCTATCCTCTGTATCTTGTGCTTGCACTGACCCTAAGTCTTGCTCCGACTCAATAAAGCATTTGTTAAAGTCGGAGTAGATTGTCCTAATATTCAATTCAGGATTAAACTTCCCAAAGATGCTGGATCGTAGCATATCCAAATCAGCTTTATACTTACTCCAAATGCTAATATCATAGGATAGGTTAATAGGTCTGGGGGGTAGGCTTAATACTCTAGTGGCCCTTAGCTTGTCAGGATCCCAAGAAGTTTCATGTATTAATATAGGCTTGTATCGCAGTCGATCATCGTCGTTAGAAGACCCAGTCTCCACAACGGAAATTAAAGGTAGAATTAAAGTGTTATCAGCCTTTACCTTGCCAGCGATCCTTTCAGGGTTACCGTGTACACACTTTACTCTTACCTTGTTATTATTACCATCAAAGTAATGTAACCCCCCTAGCAGAGATATTAACTGCCGCAGGCTCTCTTTGTATACATTAGCTACAACAGGTCTAATCTTGCTAGTAGTGAGGTCGTGTATTTTAGTTTTAAGGCGAAAAGTACTCACTAAACTTTACCACCGATATCGTTAGTCCTATCGAAGTAGCTCTCGTTATGGATTTCCTTAGTGTCCCTAAGAACCTTAGCGTGAACTAATAGATGGTAAACTCCATACGATTCAAAGCTATCTTCTTGGACCTCAAAAACTTCAAACTTAATGTCTTGGAACTCAGGCTCTAAGACATCTCCAATCTCTATGGCCCTACCCAGAGCTTTCTCCGTGTAGGATTTGTTGAATATAAACACTTGATCTATTTGAATCTCTACACCAAACTGAGATAGATTCTCTTCTATAGGTCTAGGATCGTAGTGTGCCCATAATTTAATAGCTTCCCCCGTTATAGTCTTTTGGCGAGACTCCATGTAGACCTCGTCAATATCCTCCGAGGGGATATACTTGTAGACTGAAATCCTTGATCCTGCAAGTTTGATGTTCTCAGCATCAATCATGTTAAAAAGATTTTTATCCTTTACCTTTCTATACAGAGAAAGTCGTGAATCTCTTTCCTCAGGGAAGTTAGTAGGGGGAGTGGTTACTTTGTACCTCATAGCTCAAGGGGGTTAGAAAATGTCGAATAATGGAGGCTGCTCCAGTTCCGTCGTAAGCTCCTCGATTAATAGTTGCTTATCCTCCCGTGATTCGGATAATAAGGCATCACCGTCCAACCTAGAGCCTCCTGAGGGGCCTGGGAGGGTTTGATACTTACCTCTAATCCTACCTAGGATCTCCTTAGCAACAGCTAAAGAATATCTCTGAATCCAGTTCTTGTAAGTAGGGTGAACAGTCTCAGCATCTAAAGCTCTAAACTCTAGTAATACTCCCTCTTCATTGCTCTCAGGAACAGGCCAAACATGCAAGTATTTATTATTTATTAGCTGCCAAGATGATGCTTTACCTAAGACATTTTTTACCTGCTTAAGGTATTGCTGCATTAACAAATACTGGCTTACATTGTAGTTGTTAAAC